AACGGTCAGTATCTCTGGCAGCCCTCTCTGCAGGCCGGCACTCCTGACACCATTTTAAACCGTCCGCTGTATACCTCGGCATATGTGCCCGCAATTGCCTCAGGCGCAAAAAGCATCGTGTTCGGCGATTTCAGTTATTACTGGGTAGCCGACCGCCAGGGACGTGTGTTCAAGAGACTCAATGAGCTCTACGCTGCAACCGGTCAGGTAGGCTTTGTTGCCACCCAGCGTGTTGACGGCAAACTCATTCTGCCGGAGGCTGTCAAGGTGCTCCAGCAGAAGGCTTAACGGAGGTGCGGTATGAGCTATAACACGAAAAACTACACCGAACAGGGCGGCGAGAAAACCGTAATCGGCGGAACGCTTGAAATTAAGGAGGGAGCCTCGGTAACGGGGCTTCCTTCTGCACCGAATCAAGCCGCAAGTACTGCTACAAATGTTGCCGGACTCAAGGACGACCTCAACGCGCTGCTTTTGAAACTGAAGGACACAGGACTGATGAAACCCGATACATGGAATGTCTCAGTTGCTAATGTCACCACTGCTCTGAGCGAAGATATGACAGCCAATCAAGGTAAAGTCGAATCTATCACTATCGAGGACAATGTCATTACAGTCACTGTTCCGGTTGACGGGCTGATTGCGTATGAAAGCTCGAATCCCGCACAAGGAACCCACCAATGGGTTGCCATCCTCATAACTACAGGACTTCCTGCCATCACGGCAGTTAAGTATAACGGTAGTCAGCTGACCTCAGCCGATGCAGATGAAGCTGCTGCTGTCGGCGGGCAGGCCGGAGATATTGTGATGTGGCTGAAGTGCGACGAAATCGTAAATCAGCCGAAGTCGTTCACGCTCTGGGCATCCGGTTATCCCGCTGCCACATTCACTGTTGTCATCGCGGAACCGGAAACAGAAGAATAAGGAAAGGACGGTGGCGGAATGACGCTGCTTGAAAAAGTAAAGGCAAACCTTATTCTTGAGCACACGGTGGACGATGAACTCCTGCAGATGTATATAACTGCCGCCGTATCCTATGCCGAGAGCTACCAGCACCTGCCGGAAAATTTCTACAAAGACAATCCGATGCCGCCTACCACAGAGCAGGCCGTCATTATGCTGTCGTCCCATTTTTATGAGAGCCGGGACGGCAGCACGGGCGGCTTTTTCGCCGACAATGTGCAGGCCGGACAGCAGGTGTGGAACACAGTCAATCTTCTTATGAAGCTTGACCGGGATTGGAAGGTGTAAGCATGAGTTTTGGTAAGATGAACTCCTTCATTGATATTATCTCAACCGAGCCTACAAAGGATGCTGATGGTTTTGTCAATCATGGCGATACTGTAGTGGCATCGGTCAGAGCATATTTTGAACAGAAGAATTCTACAGAAAAGTGGCGCAATATGGCGCAGTCAGATGAGGTGAATGCCTTGTTCCGTCTCCGCACTATTCCCGGCCTTGCTCTTCACAACCGCCATGTTATCGTCTGCGAGGGCAAACGCTACAACATATGCTCGGTTGAAAATGTAAAGGGCCGAGGAATGTATCTTGAAGTATTGGCGGTAAGCGCTGATGGCTAAGGTCGATTTCAAGATGCCGGAGGAATTCCTGCTCAAAGTGTCAAGGTTGGCTGAAAAGACCGATGAGATCATACCGAAGGTTCTTGAAGCCGGTGCTGAAGTCGTATATGACAAGGTGAAAAGCAATCTGTCCTCTGTGGTCGGCAAAAACACGAAGGTTGAAAGCCGCTCTACCGGAGAACTTGAATCGGCGCTTGGCATATCTCCGGCGAAGCAGGACAGGGACGGCAATTTCAATGTAAAAATAGGCTTTGCAGAACCACGTTCTGACGGCGGCTCTAACGCTAAAATCGCCAACATCCTCGAATACGGCAAGCACGGGCAGCCGCCCAAGCCTTTTCTGAAGCCTGCCAAGAGCAAATCAAAAAATGCTTGTATCGAGGCTATGACCAACAAGCTGGAAAGTGAGATTGAGAAGCTATGAGCATATTATCTGAACTGAACACACTGTTTGAAACCGCAAATATCCCTGTCGAAACAGGCGTCTTCAGCGGAGTGCCACCTGATGAATACATGGTAATGACCCCGCTTACTGACACCTTTGCCGTTTACGGAGACAATAAACCTCTTGCGGATATAAACGAAGTCAGGATCTCGCTGTTCAGTAAAAACAACTATTTACAGAGAAAGAATCAGCTTGTGAGGATGCTCCTCCAGGCTGATTTTGTTATTACCGACCGCCGGTATATCGGACACGAGGATGATACCGGCTATCACCACTACGCCATCGATGTGGCGAAATACTACGAACTGGAGGAATAACAAATGGCTACTATCGGGCTTGATAAGCTCTATTACGCAAAAATCACAGAGGCTGCAGACGGTACCGAAACCTACGGTACTCCCATCCCGCTTGCAAAAGCAATGAAAGCGGATCTGTCCGTCGAGCTTGCTGAAGCTACGCTTTATGCTGACGACGGGCCTGCTGAGGTTGTGAAGGAATTCAAGAGCGGTAAACTCTCCCTCGGAATCGATGATATCGGTGTGACGGCCGCTGAGGATCTGACGGGTGCAAAGCTTGACGACAATCACGTCGTTATTTCCGGAAGTGAGGATGGCGGCGCTCCTGTTGCCGTAGGCTTCCGTGCGAAAAAGGCAAACGGAAATTACAGATACTTCTGGCTCTATAGGGTGAAATTCGGCATTCCGGCGACAAACCTCGCCACCAAGGGCGACAGCATCACCTTTTCTACACCGACCATTGAGGGCACGGTGTTCCGCCGCAATAAGACCGACGGAAACGGTAAGCATCCGTGGAAAGCCGAGGCCAATGAGGATGATACGAGCGTCCCTGCTTCCGTAATTTCCGGCTGGTACACATCTGTCTATGAACCGGTCTTTACTCCTGCTGCGGGAGGTGTTGATTAATGACTAATGACAGAAGTGCAATTATCAACATTGGCGGTAAAGAGTATGAGATGCTCCTCACCACCAAGGCTACAAAAGAGATCGCCAGGAGATACGGCGGACTTTCCAATCTCGGCGAAAAACTCATGAAGTCAGAAAACTTCGAGATGGCGCTTGATGAGATCGTTTGGCTTATCACACTGCTTGCCAATCAGTCGGTACTGATCCACAATCTTCAGAACCCTGCCGAAAAACAGGAACTGCTGACCGAGGAGGCTGTGGAGCTGCTCACTTCTCCGCTTGAGTTGGGTGAATACAAGAATGCCATCATGGATGCCATGCATAAAGGAACCAAACGCCATATTGAAAGCAAGGAAGAACCCTCTGGAGGTAACACCTCAAAAAACGCAAAAGTCGGGTAAGCGATGAAGAATCGTTTGCCCGGCTGATTTTTTACGGTGTGTCTCTGCTCCAACGCACCGAGCAGGAGGTCTGGCTGATGCCTATCGGCCATCTGCTCGACCAGTGGGAGATATATAAACAATTCAACGGTTTGTCGAAGCCGAAACGCGAGTATTACATCGATGAAATCATACCGGGCGGTATCTAAGGAGGTGGTGAGACATGGCAGATAACTTCGGCTTGAAAATAGGAGTCGAGGGTGAAAAGGAGTTCAAAAAAGCGCTCTCTGATATCAACCAGACTTTCAAGGTTCTCGGCAGTGAGATGAAGCTCGTCTCCTCCGAATTTGACAAGCAGGATAAGTCTGTAGCGGCGGTTGCGGCACGGAATGAGGTTCTGAACAAGGCAATCGATGCTCAGAAAGACAAAATCGCCACCCTTGAATCCGCCTTGAAAAATGCTGCCGACAGCTTCGGCGAAAATGACCGCCGTACTCAGAACTGGGCTATACAGCTAAACAATGCCAAAGCCGAACTCAATGGTATGGAGCGAGAACTGGACAATTCGGCAGATGCCGCTGATGACCTTGGCGACGAACTGAAAGAGTCTGGAGATGAAGCTGAAAGTTCCGGCGGTAAGTTTGAAAAGCTGGGCAGCGTATTAAAAGGTGTCGGTGCGGCAATGGGCGCTGTCGCTCTTGCCGCCGGAGCAGCTGCAGTTAAACTCGGCAAAGAAGTCATTTCGGCATACGCTGACTTTGAGCAGCTGGTCGGCGGTGTAGACACCCTCTTTGGTGATGCGTCACAGACAGTGCAGAACTATGCCGCGAATGCCTTTAAAACGGCTGGTTTGTCGGCAAACGAGTATATGGAAACGGTCACGGGTTTCTCCGCAAGCCTGATCCAATCACTCGGCGGCGACACAGCAAAAGCTGCTGAAGTTGCTGATATGGCCATCACAGATATGGCGGACAATGCCAACAAAATGGGTACGGATCTGTCCGCCATTCAAACGGCCTACCAGGGTTTTGCCAAGCAAAACTATACGATGCTCGACAATCTGAAGCTTGGCTATGGCGGCACCAAGTCTGAGATGGAGCGTCTTCTCGCCGATGCCGAGAAAAT